ACCTTCTCGCCATTGGGGTAATCCGTCTTGGCTGGAAGGGCCTTTAATTGCCACTCAGGCTCGTTTATAGCCCCTAAGTCGAACTGATAGACCCCTTGTGGGGTGGAATTGATATAAAGGGTTTTAGCGCCCGTCCTAGCCCTTATTTCGGCCAGATAATCCCACTTCTTCTTCTCAATCAAGAGGGTGGGGTAATGCGTGCGTCGGCACTTCATCTCGATATAAGCATCGTTGGTAATGCCGTCGTGCCGGTCGGTCGGTGAGACTGGCGTCAAGTCCGGATAAACCGACTTTAGCGCCTCAAAGAGTTCCACCTCGCGAAGGTAAATTAGTCGTCCTCTTCCCAGTCATCGAGCGGATTTTTTATCGGGTCGCTCGGATCAACAATCCAATCGGGATATGAGCTTCTATCCATCGCAAAGGCCAGAGCTGTGCCTTCATCCATTCCGGCTTTACGGCAAGCGTCATAGACTTCTTTGGCGGCAATAGCCCAGAAATCCAGCTTTGTAAGGATTGGCTCCTTCGTCGTTTTGCGACGTTTTGCCATCTTCTTCGCTGGTTTCTTAGCGCGCTTTCTTGTTGCCACTTCTAGCCACCTTTGCTGAGAGGGCTAATTCTAACTGAGACTCCATCTTGTCTAGGCGCGACACAATGGGCAGATTCTCAAGTTTTATGATGTATCTAAGTCCGGCAATGAGAAGGCCGATAGACCCAAGCACAGAGGCAAGGGTCGCAGCGAACTCAGAGACTTGCATTATTTGATTTTGCCGTAACGCTCGTAGTTGGGGTTAAGCCAGTTAATGATGCTAGGCAAGACTGATACTAGAGCCGCATTTGCAATTGCGTCGAGATCCCAGCCCACCGCTAGGTATGTCGCTAGAGCCGTCGCGAGAAATGTTTTCCCCCAACTTTCCGCCATTAGTTTCAATTCTTTCATTTCTGTCTCCTTCGAGGTCAAACCAGCTGCCGTCTTTGTCTCCCAAAGTTGTAAAGCTAATATGGAAATGCGACCGGTGAGGGTTAGCACCCCTGTATTTTCTGCGCTTCCAATTCATAATCGGACTCATAATTTTGCCATCATAGATAATGTATTTAATTCGCTTGTCGCCTCGCTTAGCGCATTTGCGAATTTTCTCCACAAGGGAGTAAGCCTCTTCTTTGTGTGCATTCAAATCAGCATCAATGTCAAGAGCGCGGACTATTCCATTTTGCGGTATATGGTCTGAAGTGCCTTTCGCCATATGCCGAGCATCAGCAATCCAGCCATCAGACTTGCGGTCGCGATCAGGATAGTCATCATCTATCTGCTCCCTCAATTGCTGACCGGCTTTACAAAGTTTAGCCATTATGCGCCGCAACAACGCTTTCAGCTTTTGCCTTGTCTTTTGAATCAATATCAAGCCAAAGTTTGCCTTCCCAAACTGTCGGAACTGGTGCATCATAAGAAGGATTATTGGCAACTTTTATTGCGACCGCCGACAATTCGGCTATAAGAGTTGTCCCATTCAAATTAGCAGGAATATCAAATGAAATCATATTACGCTCCTAAATATTGGATACCGAAGAACAAATCTTGTGTGTTTGCTCGAACGTTTAAGTCGCCGCCCGAAGTTTGATTTACTTTACACTCAAAGTAATCTCCTGCTGCTGCATATCTAATTGAGCCCTGATGAAATCCGATATAAGCGCTCACACCACCAGGTGTTGCTTCAATAACGCCAATAGAACTTTGACCTGAGCCTTGAGTAATCTGCATTGTTCGTTGTCCAGAACTGTTGTTATTCCAACGAACTAGTGAATACACGTAATAGTATCCATCTTTTCCTGATGGAATTGTTAATCTACCTGTATTGCTGGAAGTGGAATGGTAATTGTCGGTGTCATAAGTTTCCGTATTGTAAGTTAAAAAAGTATCCGTGTTATTTGAAATCGTTTGTTGCGCATTATTTGTAACTAACGCACCGCTGAACGTTGGAGTTGATGCAGCTGCCGCCCATTTAAGACCGGTGGCGGTTGAAGAGTCAGCCGTTAAAACTTGTCCATTGGTGCCAACTGCCAATCTTGCTGGCGTATCAGCCGCAGTTGCAGTTATCAAATCACCTTTAGCATCAACAATTGCATTTTGAATAGCGTTGGAATCATCTTGGGCGACCCAAGTGAAATCTAAATCCGTATTTGAAGCCTTTGATAAAACTTGTCCGGTTGTGCCCCCCTTAAGATCAACGAAGGAAGTATCTATAGAGTTGCCAAGAGTGCGCATCGCTAAAGCGCCATCTTTGACGAGATCCGTATCGTCGGGCGTTTCCCACCCAAAGTTTGTTGTTGTTGCCATTAGCTGATTACTCCTATCGCGTCTTGCCATTCTAGCGTATTAAGTATGCTATTCCACGTTTCTGCCGCGTTCACTTGATCCCAAGTCTGGGCTACTGCGCTGAACTCAGTCGGTGATGCGGTGAAAGTCAATGAGAGGCCATTAAGGGTGCTAGTCCAAGTCCAGCCTTCGATATAACCGGTAAATTCGCCGCCATAGATATTGATGGGCAGATTGGTTATTTTGACCGGCTGGCCCATAAATACATTTATCAGAGCATCGCGGTCGGCGTCGCTAATTTCAGGGTTTTGAAGCGGAAAGGTAATGGTGTCAAATAGTGGACGTGGATAAGCGCGTAAGGCCACTTGGCGATTCACAATGTTTTGAGCATCGGTGGCATCGTGAACCAGCGAATTTTCTTGGACTGAATAAAGGCCATAAAGGTTAATTGAATCTTGGTCTAAAGCCGTTTTGGAGCTGTTGAAATTGTTGCCGTAGTTAATCTGATAGTCGTTGATGATTTTGCCTGAACGGATGGATTGTTTGATGCCAGCCGCGAAAGCCTCGCGAGCGTCTAATTCTGTATATCCGTTTGCGAGTAGGTAAGTCTGCCGATGAGCTGCGTCCGCGTAACCAATTTCTCCATTAGCGTTCTCATAGACATAGCCAAGAGCTGAGTTACCGATTTGCGTGACTATTGAGTAGTAATCAATTGGGTCGGCTGAACGCTGAACCATTTCATACTGTCCAGGTCTATCAATATCGCCAAGTCCTACGTCGCCAGCATTGGCCCAAGTCTCAATCGGATTATAACTGCTCCATTGTTGCGCTGGGCTGACTTCATTCCAAGAGGCTAAAAGCAAAGAACTGAGGATTGTGTAAATTTGGTCGCCATCATCATCTTGAGCAAGTGAGGAAGTCCAGATTGCTTTGGAAAGTTTAGATAATGCACCTAAAGCCACAATTTGAATCTGAGTCACATAAGCGACTTCACCAGCGGTTCTAACACTAGTCGAAACGTCGCTGATTCTTCCACCAAATAAACTAACCCAATTGCCGCTCGTATCTTTGACTTCGAGGGTTACGCCAGTATTGACGCTCCAATCATAAAATGAGTTGGTTGCATTGATGAGCTGCAAATTGCAATAACCGGCTTGGGCTTGGGTATTAACGTCGGTGCGTCCAGAAGTAGCGGTGAAGCCGACAAGGGTTAAATCTGTGGCATCTGTGCCGTTAATTAAAACGCGATACTCGGGCGTCCAAGCTGTCATAATTCGTTGCGAATTCCAAATAATCCGCTACCGCCGCCAGTCCCTCGAGAGTTTGAATTGTTGAGAGCTGAGACAACTGCTCGAGTGAAGCCTTCTTCATCAATTGCGCTAGGGGCATTGACGTTAATGGTTACGCCAGCCATTGAGCGTTCTTCGCCCATTCTAAAGGATCCGGGATTGAAATTACTTCCGACGCTGATTGCGGTAGCTGAACCAATTGGAACGCTTGGAGTAGTTGTCACTTTTGGCGTTGAGGTTACTGGCGTTACGACTGTTGTAGGTGTTGATGGAGTCACGTTAGCCGAACCGCTTGATGGTGGAATGATTGATGCGCCGCCAAATGGCAGGCTTGCCGTTGGAACGCTTCCAGTCCTCGAAGTGGTTGTTGTGGAGATATTAGGAATCGTTGAAACGTTAGGGAGAATGGGAATTGAATTGTAAGCGCGAATAATCTTATTAACTGCATCAATAACGTCGTTAGCCAATTCTTTGACTTTGCTGGTAACTGTGCCAATGATGTTGATGATTCCAGCAATTGTGGCTCCGACTGATTTGATTGCGCCCACTAGAGCCGTTTCAAAAATGGGGACTAAATAGGTTTTGATGAAAGACCATAAGTCGCGCAAAGCTGCTTCGTTATTCTTAAATGCCTGAACGATTGGATCAATGGCTGCTCGCTTAGCCTCTTGGAACTTAGGAATGAGAACGTTTACAACGTAATCAAGAAGTCTCTGAATGACTGGCAATAGTTGAGCGCCAATTGCTTCTTTGGCCTCATCAAAGCCCACTCGCAATCTAGCAATCTGACCTTCAAAAGTATTGGCTTGAGTAGCAGCTGCACCGCCAAAGGTTTGACCTAATTGGGTTACTGCCCCTTGCAATCCCATCGTTTTGATTTCGGCAGCTGATAAACCAATTCCTAAACGAGCAAGAGAAGCCGTATTGCCTTCATAGGCTTTGCCCAATGCGTTGGAAACTGTCTCGACGTCTTTGCCCGTGGCGGCTGAAATATCAAGGGCAAGAGTTAATAGTTTTTGCGATTCGGAAACTGATCCTGTGGCCGTTGCAAGTCTTTGAAGGGCTGGACGCAACTTATCGTCTGCCACACCGGTAGCCAAAGCAGTTTTGCTTATCTGCTCCTCAACTGCCGCTATTTGGGCTTCTGTGGCCCCTGTGACGTTCTGTAAAGCTAGGGCTAAGCGCTTCTGTGCAGCTTCATCTTCTATGGCTGCTTTGACGCCTTCAATGGCTAATTTGCCAGCATAGGCAGCAGCCGCAGCAGCGGCAGCAGCAAAAGCCGCAGCAGCGACCTTGCCCATTTTAGTTGCTTTATCGCCGAACGATTCAACTGTATCTTCGCCTTTTTTCATATCCGTGACAAATTGCTTTGTCTCGGCGAGGATCTCGAGTTTTAACGTGCGCCAGTCTTTAGCCATTTACGCAGTCCACTTCTTTACGACTTTATCCATCGCATCAATCCATCGAGCTGTTAATTCAGGCTGAATTTTGCGAAGGGTTGGATATATAAACCAACCTCTTGATCCGGCGCCATATTTTCCGGAATAGCTAGGGAATTGTTTGTATTTACCCGTAGGATCACCAAATTCCAATCCACCCCAAAGTTGTTGCGTTGTCGCCCCACCAGAAAAACGTTGAGAAGCAAACCCGAACGAGATTCGACCTGTTTTTGAAGTGTTGCTGACTTTTGCGCCATCAACGACTCTTTGAACTGCTTTTGCTGATACTGTGCGGCCATAACCCGCTTGCTTAATTTCATTAGCCGCATAAGAAGCCAAAGCATTAGAAGTCGAGCGAGCTTCTGCAATTGCTTCGTCTCCCATCAAAGAAAAGGCTTTCGCTAGTTGTCGGAGTTCGCGTTGTGTGTAAGGACTTAAACCTTCATCTGCCACCTTTGCGCTCCTTCAATATCTCAATTGCTGTTAATACTTGTTCGATGTCCGTCCACTCGCTCATTGGGATTCCGGTCGCTATTGCGACTTCGACAAGAAGCCGATTTACGCTTCCGGACTCGTAGCTTTTGGGCTTTCATCTCCAATCAGCATTTCATCAATAGACAGTTCCCAAATTTCTTGGGACTTCGTGGGCTTTCCTGCTGCTTCTCGCTTGTAAGCGTAATAAGCAAGATCTAAAAAGTCCGCTTGTTGGTAAGCCGATATATCCTTCATTGAATAAATGGACTTGCCAGTTTTGCGTTCCCACTTAGCCCACTCGGGTAAGCCGGCTATATAAGTAACCGACTCGCCCGACGTATATTTAATTGTGATTGATAACTTCATCTCCCGATGCTCCGATCTCTTAGCTGAAGGTCTCTGTTACGTCGCCCTTCGATACTTTGAAGGTGAACGATACTGTTTGTGCATCAATTCCTGATCCGCCAGCTGTTGGAAATTCTGGAAGGATTGGGAAAACAAATTGTGCGCCAGTTGCAGCCGTTAGGGTTACGCTGATTGTGGTATCTGGTGCGGTTTCTGCTGCTGCCCAAAGAGCTTCGCATACAGAGTTAGCCTTGCCCCAGTCTGCAAGCATATCTAGCTGGAATGTGCCTTCGATATTGACTGTCTTGTAAGCCTCGCCGTCGAGAGTTTGATA